GTGCTCTCCTTTCGCCTTGGCAAAGGCTTCCATTTGCGCCTTGCGCTTTTCCTTGTCGGAAGAGAACACCACCTTAACGGGGGCAACCTCTTCCAGCCTGGCCGCGATCGCCACACAGGCGAGCCGCAGGGATTCGCCCTGCAACTTGCTCGCCTCCTTGTGTATCTCGCCAAGGCTGGCGAGAGTGAACACTAAGGCGATGGCCGGAACCGTCGCAGCCTTGGCCGCGCCCTTGCGGGGCTTGGCCGTTGCCTGCGTGTCTTGCGTTTGTGTATTGGTTTCCATGGTTTTATGACCTGCTTTCGCAGGGGACTAGCAGGCAATCGCCCTCTAGTCGCGTCGCTCTGTGCTAGTGCTTTCCATCCGGCAAATGCCGGACGGAGAGCCGTCGCCGCAGAGCAAAGGGATGGCCTGGGAATGACCTGTGAAAGAACGTCCCCCAAGGAGCACAGGGGGAAACCGATTGCAAAACAATAAAAACACGCTTTCCCTAGTCCCTGGGTCACAATGATTTGCGCATTGTGTTGGGCTAATGATACAAAGCGTAGCCTATGCTACACTTGCCTTGCTCTCTAGCGTTGCCTCTAGCTATCGCGCCTACCACCAAAGTCTAAACCACCTAGCTGTCAATCCGTAGATGAACCTAGCTAAGAACTAGGGGAAAGAGCCTATGTCAATAGGGTTGATTAGCAATGAGGGATGAACCCGGAGCCAAGCGGGGGGCGGTTACCCCAAGCCCGTAGCAAATCCCCCTAGAGGCTCGATACTTAAGTCTAGACTTAACAATAGCCAAGTTGCTGGCCTCCAGGGCCTAGCGTTGCCCAGGTGACCCAGGAAACCACCCTAGAAGCGACCCACCACCCCCTAGAAGCGACCCCGGCGGTTGGGGCCTGCGGTTGGAAAAGACCTTCCCCTCTCCTCAGGCACGCGAAATATCCCCCTGGGGTATTTTTTGACCCCCTATGTGTTTTTAAGGCCCTACCCTATTTTATTCTACCCCTCCCTTATTATTTTGTTCAACTGCCTATTTGGGATGGGCGCGGTCATGCATATGAGCCCTTCAGGACATTTTTGATGATGCCGGGGATGGAGGAGGGGTCGGAGACGGCGAGGGAGACGGGTTCTCGCTTGTTGTTGAAGATGAGGCGGATAATCCAAGCGGAGTCTTCCTTGGTGAGGAGGATTTGGTCTGGGATGGGTTTCATGGCTTTATATGATTTCGTGGCTTTTAGTGGCTTCTGGAGCGGCGAGGTTGCCATGAGCCCCGTTCTGGGGGTTGAGGCCCGCCACGTGCTCAGGATTGGCCGGAACGGGCCTTTCAAGGGATTGAGGGAACACCATTGGCCCAATCTCGTATAAGGCTGCCTCGTACAAGGCGTCCCCGGGATACAATGGGTGGACGGGGTTCCGGCCCCAAAGGAAGTCCTCAGCCAAGCGGCCCTTCGGACACCAACCCCCATGCTCGATGCCATGCTCAATGGCAAAATCAAGCCCGGCCCGGTCTGCTCCCGTCTGTCCTCCGGAAATAATCTTCATGGCTTTTTGTAGAATCGCTGCATCTTGATTTCACAGAAGTCGGTGTACCGGTTGCAGTCGCTGTCGATGACGTAGTGGACGATGACTTCTTGGTAGGGGATGGGGCGCGGGGGGATATTGTCGTTGTAGGCCGCGATGTCCATGAAGGCGTTAAGGTAGTCCGTGGCGCGGTGGTAGATGGCCCAAGAGTCAACGTGGGCCGGAATCCTGACCTTGACGCCCCACCGGCAAATCACGAGTCCGTCCATACTGGCCGGGCGCTCGGACGGCGAGCTGTCCTGCGTGGCGTATTCGTTGAGGGCGTCTAAGCCCGAGGCCTTTTCTTCGTCATTCATATTTTTTCTGGTTGGCGCGGAGCGCGGCGGATGGTGTAGCTGTAATGCTCGGTCTTGACCACGAGCGGTGTCAAGACCACCTTCATGTCAATCCATTCCGCCTCCCCGATGTTGATGGGAGGGGTTGGTATTGGCCGCTGGGAGAATGGGCAGCAGGTGCACCAACAAAGCGGGAACCCGCACCGGTCGCAGATGATTCGCGTCTGGCTCACTTGTAGCCCTCCAACTTCCTTATTTCCACGGGCTTGCCAGCCTGCTTCGCGGCCTCGATGCCGTACTCCATGCCCTTGGTTATGCCCTTGTCGATGTAGACCACCGTGCCCTCGGATACCCCGCGCCAAGCCAACCCCGCGTCGATGCCCCATTGCCGTTCCTCCGGCACCTCATCCCGTAGGACCCCGGGCTGGGTGTAGAGCAGGTGGGAGGCTATCGGGGCCTCGCCCCGGGAAAGGGAGTCGCGCAAGCACGCCCGAGCGTACCTGATATTGGCCGGAATGTCCCCGGCGTAGGGTGATTCAAGGATGACGAGTTTCATGGGTTAGGAGTCGATGCCGGCGTTGAAGATGGCCTGTGCAAGGGTGGGTCCGTAGCCCACGTGCTCGTTGGGCGATTGGTGGCCGCACCTGACCACCCAATCATGGCAAAGGAGGTTGTCGTCAAAGACCATCTTGGCTTCGCGATACCGGAAGCGGTTGAGCGGCGGGAGGTTTACGGCCTCCTCGGGCAGGATTTCGTTGTTCATGACGGGTCCTCCGGCCAAAGGGTGTCCTTAATGTCCTCCAGGGATGGTCCGTCAAGGGTGATAAACCAAAAGAACGGGATGGCAATGACCACAAGAGGGAGAAGAAATATCGCCCGGAGGAATTTTATCGGAACCAGAATGATGGTTTTCATGGCAAGGAGATGAGCGAGGAGACCAGCCCGTGGCCGAACTCCTCCAGCTCGTAGCAGTTGAACTGGCCGTCGCAGGCAAAGACGATGTATTTCTTGTGGTTCATTTGTTATTCCTATAAAAGACCTTTCCGGTGTTACGGCAAAACTCCCTATCCATCGTTGAGGCGAGCCTTACAAGTTCGGTTGTTTCATTATCTAGAGAATACCCCATACGGTTAAACTGGCTTATCCAATAGAATTCCGAGCGTTCATTAACATGGTGATACCCGCCCGCGCCCGGCAGGGCGTGCGTTATGAAAACAACGTCCCCCAGCGATATAGCCGAGAACACGTTATCCACGTACTTTTCATCTACGTGTTCAAGAAACTCTACGCACCAAACTAAATCCAATGTGCTCCTTTTGATGGCATAAGAACTTAACGGCCCAATGGAGAAGTCGTGCAATACGGTTGGGGAACACGCCGGGTCGCCATCAATTCCGGTGTAGCTCAATCCCGCCGATTCGGCAACCTTCTTCATGCCCATGGGGCCACAGCCAACGTCAATTAGTCCGGTAACCCCATATTTGTCCATTATTGCGCGGACGGCACCAGCATCAATGTGGGTCCTGTTTCCGTGTCCCCCGAGATGGGGCGGAAGAATTGAGGCGTTATTCATTTTGAGGGTTCTGAATCAAAGGGTTGGGCCGGGACCGGGACATACTCGTCCCCGCGCTGGATGGCAAGCTCCCGGCGAATCTCCGTGCAAAGCCTGACGTTGAGGGCATCCTCCACGGACGCGAACAACGGTGCTATCTGGCTGATGGTGAACCCGGCCAAGCTGGTCCCAATCGGCGTGACGATGAATTCAAGGTACTTGTGGGTATTGGCGAATTCGATGAACCGGTCCACCCCGGCCTTGACATCGGCCAGCGTCACTTTGGCTACCCAAGGACGTAACTCCTTGGTGATGATGGCGTAGCTGTCGCCCTGAAGTCCCTCGGGGTAGCCCTGAAGCGCCCCATGATATAGCTTGGCAAAGAGCGCCGCGCCCTTGCCGTGCCGCCCCTCACGATTGGACCCGAATACGAAAATTGTTCTCATTGGTTTCTATTCTTGATTGATTCGTCTATGCATACAAGCGACCACCATAACGCGAGTGCATATCCAATCGGGTTGGAAAAGTGAACCGCAAAAAGCAGCGATATTGCTGCCATAAAGGCAAATAGCGGCGGGATTGTTTTCATGTCTTTTTGTACCAACGCTTGTCGTTCTTGGAACGCCCGGAGATGTCCATCCTTGACCGGGCCGTGAAGGCGCATTCCTGCGCCGGTGTAAGTTTCTTGTTCATTCCAGACTGTAGTGCTTGATGCCAGCCTTCTGGCAGTAGTTCAGGATGGCCTCTTCTTCGGTTCGCCCGCCGCCAATCTCCCTCGGCGAGTATGTAGACCCATCAGTTTTGATGACATGACAGGTCCAAGGGAACACGTCGTTGCCGAATTCGTCCTCGTCCATTTCTAGGGCTTCGGAAAAGAATTCGGTCACAAGCCCATGCTTCCGCAGCCAAGCAAGCTTCGGGGAGAGTGATTCAGGAAGGTCGTCGAATAGCATGGCGCTCATGACTTTAGGTTGATAAGTCCGGACACGATGCCGTATCCGAGTTCCTTGAGTTCTTGGCAGTTGAACTGGCCGCCGCAGGCCGTGAAGAACGCCCGACAGCGCCCCATGTCCTTGTACCAAGCCGTGTCAGCCTCAACCGTGTACCCCGCGAGCTTGGCCTCCAGCCCGGCGTTGCTGCAAATGGTCTTGACGACAACATTGTGCGGCCCGCCTAGGACCGATAGCTGCTCCATGAGCGGTTGGTCTTTATCCACCACCATCATTCCCGGCGTCTCGGCCATCATATGAGCAATGACATCATCCTGCGGGTGGGGACGGAAGAACGAGGCGTTCATCGCCTTATACCTAGACACCATGTCGATTTCCCCCAAGCCGTGGGAGCGGTCACCGACAGTCTGGCCAAGTATGACCACTGACATCGGATGGTTCTCTTTGGACTCGGCAATATCAAGGTAGTGCATCAGACCGCTTCTGCGGCTGACGGCCTTGGGCGGATGCAGCAGGAAATTCAACACCTTCGCGGTGGGTCCGGGGCGAAGGATTCCGCCAAGGCTTATGGCGTAGTAGTCATCCTCCTGCGCGGACCTGCCATACTGCGAGCGGCCCAGATAGCCGGAGTCCATCACGATGACCGGCAGCCCATATGAGCTGATGATATGAACCATGTCCTCGTGCGGTGGCCTCATGCCCCAGCACGCGAAGGCGTCGGCCTCTGCTGGGTCCAAGGCATGCTCAATCCCGGGGCTTTTCAGCAGCGCGGCCACCGCAGGCTGCTCCCACGCCTCGCCCAAGTTGAAGATTTTGATGGTGCTCATGATTATTCGGCGGCAGCGACCAACGCTACAACAGCGCAGACGATGGTGATGCCGAGTACGAAGTTGTAGTTGTTGCGGAAGGCGCATAGCGCCACCACGATTAGGGTGGCGGCAATATACTTCGCCAACTCTCTTGTGAATATTTCTGGTCTCATGGTGATAATCAACCCCAAGTTTCCGCAAAAGCAAGCGCTATTCCGGAATAAGTTTCCGACCTTTTCTTAGCCCGCTCAGGAGAAGGACCTAGGCGATTTTGTCCTGAGTCGCATTGGTTGGACCAACGCTCCACGATGCGCCCATTCCAAGTTACTAGCCTTCCGGCAACCCTCTTTGAGTGGTCCAGCGGAAGCGGCGGAAGGTTCTTGAGCCAAAGGCACGTCTTCTTGCTGGCATCGTCCCCAAACTCATAGGGCTGGATATACTGGTCTGGCTTGCCAATGATTGTGCTCATGCATCCGACTGGATTCTCAAGGCAAATCTTCTTGATGGGGGCCTCCCAGCAACGCAGGAAGAACACAGCGGCATAGTGGGTTTCCCGCTCGCGCTCGGGCCTGCGGTGATTCCAATGCAGACCGGATGACGAAAGGTAGGTGCATGGCGGGTGGGCAATCATCATGTCCCATTTCCCGTCATGAATGACATCCAGCAGGTCCCCTTGGATATGGAACCGCGAATTGTCGTCCGATGGCTCAAGGTCGCAACTGAACGCCTTGTGTCCACGCGCCCGGAAGGCACGGCGCACAACGCCGGATAGTTCACACCCAACCAAAATTTTCATTTGCGCCCCCTTGTCAGTCTGTAGATTTTGTCGATGCACCATTGAAGGAAGTAGGCCTGCGCCTCGTCCTCGTATACCCCCGTCTTTATCCCTAGGTGGTCGAACAGGTAGTTGGAGAAATGCAGGCATTCATGGGCGATTACCCCCGGCTGCGGGACCGGACTCTTGAATGCAACACAATGCAGGTTATTGTGGGCCAAGAATTTACCAGATGACAGAAAGAACTCCTTGTCGCCAAACTTGCAGCCACGGTCAACGTGGATGAATTCAATCTTGAGCTGGTCAGATGTTGCCCCCCAAATCACATAGCAGCCCTGACCGTAGTTCTCGTTCCAGATGAACGCCCGGTTTGGCCTGCCATTCCTTCCCGTAATCTTCCATTCCTTAGTCCGCATACGGCCTCCCCCATGTCTCCAAGAAAGCCCTAGCCGTGGCTTGGGACAGACCGAGAGACAGGATGATACATGGCACAATCAAAAGACCGCAAATCACTCCGGAAGCAAGTAGGCCGGATTCATAGTAGAAGAATCGCCCAATCGCATGCAGCAGAACCATGGGTAGCGCGGCGGCAATCAACGTCACAATATAAGAGACGATTACCTTGATGAACTCAATGGCGTATTTCCAGCGGCTCATTTTACACCTCCGTCAACATGGCTTGGCGGCTCGACGACGGCCTCGGGGGCCTTGGGCTCCTCATAGGCGCCCATGACCTTCTCCTTGGCCTCGGCAATGGAGGCCTGCATCTGCTCGGCCAGCTTTGCCTTGGTGGCATCATCTGGCTCTAAGATATCAATATGTCCGTTGAAGATTGCAAGCACGTGCTTCCCAAGATTCAGGACTCCCCTTTCTCCAGCCGTCCGGGCCAAGCGCTCCATGCCGAATTGGTCCACAAAGCCGATTGAGCCCGTCACGACATCCTTGCCGTCAACCTTGACGATATCAAACATGGCGTAAACAGGGCTGGCGGCAATGGCCTTGACGGTCTTGAGCGCGGGTGATTTCGATTCTTGATTTTCCATAACTATAGTGTTGTTAGTTTTTGTTGGTTGTCAAATTATCTTGAGGAAATTCCGGGCTTGGCCCCACGGGCTTCCAACGCCTCTTGTAGCAACGCCAAGTTCCTCCATGTTGAGGCCGTCAGGTGGTAAAGCTGTTCGTCGCTAGGCGGCTGTCCGCCGGGAACCCAACCGGAGTCGATAAGGTGCCTCATGATGCAATCCGGATGGTCCGACGACTTGCTGCGAGCCCAAGTCGGCCCCTCGGTGGAACCCGGGTTGTGCTTCTTGTCCGACACGTATGAGTGACGGGCAACCTCAAAGCAAGCGGCGGGAAAATATCCAAGCAGGCCACGATAGAGCGCCCCTTCCTTGCGGGTCTTGTCATCCTGTGGGATATAGAATCGGCGCTTACCGCCAATCGCCTCTTGGAACTTGTCCAAAACATCTGCGTGCGTTGTAACGCGCTCCCCCCACATAGCCTTGTCGTCCCGGCATCCAGCCACCGGAATCTTGCGGTAGAGCCGCATGTCCATCTTTGCCCCGTATTCATTAGCCTCCTCTGCGCTCTTGAAGGATTCGGCATTGACGAATTCAGCCGGGCTCCCACGGGAAACCCAGATGTCGTTTTGCAGAACCAGCCCATGCTCGACGTGCTGGTAGCCGCCGATGTCTTTTGGTAGTGGTTGGTAGCTCATAAAAATAGATTGTAGAATTGCTTTTCTGGCACAACCACCGCTTCGGTTGCTCCAGCCTTAACGATTCTGGCGGTCTTGTTTCTCACCATGAACCTGAGGTTGTTTTTGAGATTTTCAAGTCGAATCGTGGCACACGAGTACTTGTCGGGCTTGAAAACAAATAGCGCATCCTTGCAAGCCAAGAAACCGCAGTCCTTTCCGAAGCTCTTGTAGACTAAAATTAAATCGCTCAATTGTCACCACCCTTCAGCGAGGTGTATTGTAGCATCCGCGCCTGCGTGATAGAGGCTAGCCCCGTGACATCAACGATGTCACCGTGCCAGTCGTGGTTCACCTTTGACCTGAGGTTCTCGTCGGTGATTCGATAGGTGATAATAAAGGAGTCAAAGTGCTCCTTGAGTATCTTCCTGACCTCAATTATCGCCTGTTCCTGCTTTGGTGTCATGGTCGGTTTGTAGGAATTTAAGTGCGCACGATTCTATCGCAAGTTCCTTGGTATCAAGGAATTCGCCAACAACCCGGTGTCCGTCTGGGGCCACCAGCACAAACCTCATTTTGTCCCCGTCTTCGTCAAACGAAGCCAAGTATCCCTTGCAGGAGGCGATGAACATGGCCCGGCCACAAAGCTTGTAGCGTGCATCATCCATGGGAACGGCGGCGGTGAAACTTGTTCAGTTGCGGCAACCTTCCGGTTGGCTTGTCGATATCCTGTTCGATGCCGTGGATAAACTTCGGTGCCCGCTTGCGGGACTGCTTGGGCTTTATCTTCATGAAGTCGCACTAGACGCAAGAATGCCGATAAGTCAAGCGTTCTGATAATTATTCAAAAATTACTTGCTTTTGCAAAAGCTTGGGCTATAGGTGGGTTCTGTTCTTTGTAAGTCTTTCGGTCGGGGGCATCCGTGAACCGCGCTACTAATCAACCTGCGTTGTCTATCCGGTGCATACCGGGCAATGTTCAAAAACCCCCACCCTTTCCCCCCTGAGTAGCTTCGGCGAAAAGGCTCCCTGCATCCTCCGGGGTGCAGGCGATTTTTGCAGGATGGCGCAGTCTGGCAAGCGCGTCTCGCTCATAACGAGAAGGTCGTTGGTTCAAATCCAACTCCTGCACCCAATTTCACTACAACAACAACCAATACTATGGAAAACGAAATCACCCTAACCCCCGCGTCAAAAATCGTAGAGATGACCAAGGCCCTTCCCGAAATCCCCAACGGTGCCCGCCCGCTCGTTTACGAGCAGGTCATCCCGATTCCGGTCAGCGCCAATGCCAACGAGGAGTCTGGTCGTCCCGACCCGGCGCACGTTTATTAACCATCTTCGACGGTCATTGAGGGGCCTACTGGGAATTCCCGATGGGCAGCGACCTGAGCCGCCGAACCATTTCGCACTTGTAGCTCAGTGGTAGAGCTGCTGTTTTGTAAACAGCGGGTCGTTGGTTCGACTCCAACCTTGTGCTCCATCTTCGCGTAAGTAGCTCAATTGGCAAGAGCGCCCTCCTTCCAAGTGGGTGGTTGCAGGTTCAAGCCCTGTCTTGCGCACCATTTTTATGAATGAACCACTCCTCAGATACTCGGCAACCCCGAACGACCCATACAAGCCCTTCAAGAAACGGAAGCGCGAGTATGAGCCGTCTTGGGTCGCTCCTGAACATGGCCGTGCCGCCCGTCATATGCAACGGGCTTATCCGGTTTCTCATGATGGCAGGAAGATGGTTGAGCTTGGCCGCGAGCTTGTGCTTGAGCGTCGTCCCGTTATCATGATTCCTGAGCGCGAGCCGATTTTTCTTGGAATTGACCAAGCTTCTGCTTGACAACAAAACTTTTAGTGGTATCAGTTGAAATGTTCTTTGGGTTGGAAACCGGGCGCAACTACGCCCCATTTCCATAAATGGCAGCAGGCGTGAAACCCTGCTCTCTGCCATGCGACGATAAAGACGGTGAAACGTGGGGGCCATACCCAACCGAGTCGCTGGTGGTAAGTGGCTTACGCCACCGCTGAGGTCACTCATTCGATTTGAGCAACCAAAGCATCCTGTTCTCTTGCCTGCGGTCCCAAGCCGCTGGGAAGGGGGCAGTTTGCACTGAAGCCAACCCACCCGATTTGAATGAGCGAAACCGAAAATGGGAGATAATAAATAATCAGGTGTAGAGCGAAGACATTTGACTTATTTTCAATTCTGAGTTTAAGGTTGTGCCATATGATTAAGACTAATAAGGTTCGCCGACTCTTCGCAGACATTGAAACAAGCCCGACAGTAGGGTTGTTCTGGGGGGCCGGATTCGGGCTAAATATAGCACATGAAAATATCTTGGTTGAGCGCAGGATTATCTGCGTGGCCTACAAATGGGAGGGTGAGCGCGACGTGACGGTGCTGCGCTGGGACGAGAATCAGGACGACCGACAGCTCCTGATTTCCTTCATCAAGGTGGCAAATGAGGCCGATGAAATCGTTGGCCATTATGGCAATCACTTCGATTGGCCCTGGATTCGCACCCGCATCCTCTACCATAAGCTTCCCCCGGTTCCGGTGTGGAAGACGGTTGATACCAAGGCCTTAGCCTCGAAGTATTTCTACTTCCAGAGCAACAAGCTTGACTATATTTCCAGCTTCTTGGGGCATGGCCGCAAACTCCATACCGACTTCCAGCTCTGGAAGGACGTTATGAATGGGGACCAGAAGGCCTTGGACTACATGTGCAAGTACTGTGGCGTTGACGTTAAACGCCTTGAATCGGTATACCACGATATTGCCCCGTTCGTCCCTGTTCGCTCTCATGTCGGAGTGCTTGGCGGTCTGGACAAGTGGACCTGCCCGCGCTGTGGGGGGACTAATGTTCACCTGAGCAAGAAACGGGTGACATCACATGGCACGGTGCAGTACCAGATGCAGTGTGGTGACGACGGCTCCTATTACAGCATCTCAGCAACAGCTTATGAAGAGTACCAAAAAGACAAAAAGAGAAAGCTATCGAAGATACGAATCACTCCCAAGGCGGGGCACCGCTAAGGTTGAACTATCAGCCTCATGGCTAAGAACAAAGCAAAACCCAAGAGGGATATTGAACTGAAGGGCGTCGCCGGGACGATGCAGGACCTCATTGGCAGCTCGGTTGACATCAAGATGCCAGATGGTGGTATTGTCATCGTTCCGTCCGAACGTTCGGGGAACCGCGTGGCCAACATGATTTTGGCTGCGCAAATTCGCCATCTTATCCAAGAATCCATCAAGAGCTACAAGGACAAGGATATGCTGGCAACCCCCAAGGACCTGAAGGACTTGGCTGAAGCAGCGAAGTCGCTGCATCAATTTTCAGGGGAGGTCTACAAGGAGGACGAGCCCATGCCCAACGCCCCGAAGAAAATCAGGGAGCCATCCAAGGCCGATGATGATATCTCGTTTGACTCTGCCATCGAGACTCCTCCGATTGAGCCGGAGAAGCCCAAGGCATGAACATAGTAGAACTCAAGGTTATTCATCATTTCGCCGCATCCGAGCAATGGGCTGAGGCAGCCAATGAGGCCTTGCGGTTGATTGGCAGGCAGCCGATTGCCAAAAGCAAAAGGGACTCACTTCCCATTCTGAGGAAGCTGTTTCAATCGTTGCTGGATAAGGATATGTACTTGCATGCCGCGACCCTGCAATGGGGTGGCGACATGTTCAATGCCGAGCCCGAGTCAGTGGCACGCACGTTCAACGCAATCTCGGGGAATTCCAAGGTGCTGCTGATGGGTGCGTCATCCATGGGCAAGTCGTACAACGCTGGCGTTTACCTTGCGCTGGACTACCTGCGTGACCCGCTCTACACCACCGTAAAGCTTGCCGCCGTCAACGAAGACCATCTGAAGAAGAATCTGTTTGCGCACGTGGCCAAGCTGTTCCGCAATCTTGCCATCCCGTCAGAACACGACATCATTGTGCGTGATTCCGACCTATGGATTGGCATCAAGGAAGCCGGGTACGAATTCGGCATTTCGGGTATTGCGTTCAAGCAGTCGCAAGAGAAGGGCGGCCAGTTCAAGGGATACAAGTCATTACCCGTCAGACCAAAGCCACACCCGAAGTTCGGCATGATGTCACGCCTGCGCGTGCTGCTGGACGAGGGGCAGGACGCTCCCGGTGGTCCGTTTCAGGACTTCAACTCCCTCTATGCCTCAATTTCCAACGAGGGGCTGGTGAAGGTAATAGTGGCGTTCAATCCCGTCTCCGTTGACCGCATCGTTGTCCAGATGGCCGAGCCCGAGGAAGGCTGGCATGTTGACCAAATCGACACGCTCTACGATTGGGAATCCAAGGCTGGATGGACTGTATGCCGACTGGATGCAGTCATTTGCGAGAACGTCAAGCAGAAGAAGCTGGTCTACGAGGGGCTACAAACCTACCAAGGCTTCATCGGCTACCTGAAGTCGGGCGGCGACAATTCACCGAGCTATAGCTGCTTTGCCCGTGGATTCCCCCCAATGAAGGGTTCCACCAACAACATCATCCCGCCGATGTGGCCGCAGGAGGCTCGCGGGGAAGCCACCTTCATCCAAACACCAATCAATGTAGCCGCCATCGACTTGGCCTTCATGGGCTCCGATTCCGCCCAAATGGCCGTTGGTCGATGGGGATTGGCGTCGGGATACAAGCCGCAGAACCAGATTATTGGAGCCAGTGGAGTTCCGACAACATTTGTTCCGTTTCATGACCGTGGCAACATGAAGGAAAGCCGTCCGCGCCATGTCCTTCAGATAGACCAACTGATATCGCTGGCCAAGCATGACGACACCATTCGCATGGCCCAAGAAATTATCTCCCGCTGCAATCAGCTTGGCGTAAAGCCCGAGAATTGCGGGGTTGACATGACTGGCATCGGTCAGGGCACCTATGACCACCTCAAGGGGGTGTGGGGCGACTGCATTGGTATTTCGTGGAGCCATGGAGCAACTGATATGAAAATTCTGGCCGAGGATACCGACCCGGCCAGCAAGCAGTGCGACGGCATCATGTCCGAGATGTGGTGGGCTTTCCGGAGATGGATTGACCCGACGGTCAAGGCCATCCTGATAAATCCCATTATCCCTCCGCAGCCCATTCACACGCAGATGACTTCACGGCAGTTCACCACCGGCAAGAACGGAATCAAGGTGGAGTCCAAGGAGTCGTTCCGCGCCCGCAACCAGAAGTCTCCGGACGAGGCAGATGCCGTCATCCAGCTTTGCCACGTGGTTCGTCGAATTACCGACACTCTTCCGGGCATGATTGAGCGGCCCAAGAACCAGAACAGCCGCCCGGGTCCGGATGCCCCTGTGTTCACAACTCCGGCCAAGCAGCAGCCCACAGAGGACCATGACTCAATCTGCGGGGACCCCGAAAATGAGGAGGATAATCTATATGAGGCATCGCTTGAAAACTAACCATAAGCGACTACCGTTTGGCGGACACCACTTCCGGGAGCGCGGCGTCACCCTTAAGGGGGAAACGTTCGACGACGCGGTTGAGCTTCTGACCGACTTTAGGTTGATGAACGGGTGGCCGGTCGGGAACCCCTCACAGGAGATAGTCAATTACTATGCGGAGAAATTTCAGTGGATGGTGGAGTACGACCTGTCCGGCAAGGCAGATGAACCCGAGAACGAGAATTATACTGCATGGCGCGAGTGGATTAGCTCTGTGTGGGGTAAACCTCAGGGCAAGTTCATCACCAGAAAGGAGGCATCATTCCGCTGGGACATCTGCAAGAACTGCCCGTTCAATGTTGGCTCCCCTTGGAAGGAGTCGAGGGAATCAATCGAATTTCAGCGCAAGTCGTTGCTGCTGAAAAAGGGAGAGAAAACACCCGACAATTATTGCTTTTGCGCCTTGCACCGGGCAGATGTTGGTGTAGCTTCATTTCTAGAATCGCCCCAGGAACTAAGTCGGAAGGATAAAAACAAGTCCAACCATCCCGGGTGCTGGTTCTAATTCTTTGAAGGGTCCAAAAGAGCGCTAATTCTCTCCGTGAGGTTTCTTGTTTCCTCGCCCGGTATCCAGCCCGCAAAGGTCTTCCAGCGCGGTTCGTTTGAGAGTAAGCGAGCCCCCTTTGACTTTAACCAAAACAAAACATGTCAGCAGACGCACAAGAAATCAACAGAAAGCTCCTCGACCGATTCGAGGAGGCATGCCTCCACTTGCTTCCTAATGGGAAACGCCGTGGTATCAACTGGCTGGTTGGCGACATATCCGGTGCAGCCGGTGAATCGCTTCAGGTCACCATGACTGGCTCTGCCGCCGGGAGGTTTATTGATTTCACCAACAAGGACATAAAGGGCGCAACCCCGCTGTGGCTGTGGAGCAAAGCGAAGAATGTAACTTATACAGAAGCAGTAAAGCAGGCGTCCGAGTTCCTTGGCCTTCGCCCCGACGACTATGGTGTCCGTCGCCATCGTCCGCGTTCCTATGCGAAGCCGCCCATTGTCACCATGCCGGCACCCACCGATGGAACGCCGGTGATGAAGTACCTTGTGGACGAGCGCAAGATTGACCCTGCGGTCATCGCAAGGGCAAAGATTGGAGAGACGCCGGAGGGCGATGCCATTGTTTTCAACTTTGCCGACTTCGACGGCGAAAAGAAGCAATGGATGCTGGCCCATCGCAAGATACTCAAGCTGGCTCGTCCAGACGGAAAAAAGGACTGCTGGTCCACCAAGGGAACCAAGCGCTGCCTGTACGGAAAGAACATGATTGATGACAACACCAGCGAGATTGTCATCTGCGAGGGGGAGACGGACTGCCTGTCTTGGCACTCATTGGGTATTTCCGCCGTGTCCATGCCCAACGGCGTGTCTGACTTTGAATGGGTTGACATCGACTGGGAGTGGCTGGCTCGGTTTGAGAAAATCTACATCTCAACCGACATGGACGAGCCGGGGCTCAAGGCATCACCAGAGATTTGCAAGAGGCTTGGCCTGCACCGGTGCTATATCGTCGCCCTGCCAAAGAAGGATGCCAACGACTGCTTGGTGGGGGGATTGAAGCGCGAGGATATGATGAAGTGCCTGGAAGACGCCAAGGCCATCGAGCTGGATGAAATCAAGAGCGCCGAGTCCTTCAAGAAGGATGTTGTTGACCACTACGAGACCGACCCGTCAGCCGAAGGATACTCGACGCCTTGGGATACAGAACTTCCGTGGCGCATCCGTAAGGGCGAAATGACCGTCCTGACCGGGTTCTCTGGCCACGGCAAGTCCCAGATGCTTAACCAATTGATGATTAACCTGATGGCTCAAGGCGCTCGTGTTATGGACGCATCGTTGGAGGTCCGACCCGCGCTAACCCTCTACTACATGACCCGGTGTGCTTTGGCCAAGAAGCACCCAACGCGTGACGAGGTTGAGAAGTGCGTGGATTGGATGAACGAGAGCCTCCACTTCCTAGACTGCGTTGGCACCGTGAACGTCAACCGTCTAATGTCCGCAATCGAGTATTCCCGAAAGCGGTATGGAACCGACATCTTTATCATCGACTCCTTGTTCAAGTGCGGCCTGTCTGGTGAGGACTATGCCGGTGCCCGCGAATTCGCCGACAGGCTCACCACCTTCTGCAATAACACAGGGGCTCACGTTATCCTTGTGGCCCATTCCCGCAAAACTTCCAACGGCAACGAGTACTCAATCCCCACCAAGTCAGACGTGGCCGGCTCCTCTGATATCACCAATGCCGCCTTCAACGTCATCGTGTGCTGGCGCAACAAGATGAAGAAGAGGAAGATAGACGAAGCCCGGCAAACAAACAATGTCGAGCTTATGGCAGAGTGGGGTCAACAGCCTGACGGAAAGATACTTCTAGATAAGCAGCGCTATGGGGACGGCGAGGAGTGCGAGGTCAATACATGGTTCTCCAAAGACGCCTGCCAATTCCACATCGGAAGTGAACAAATCTTTCCATACTTTAAGGTTTCTGCATAAAACCGTTGACAATTAACCATTTTTGAGCTTATTAAGCCAATAAATGGAAGATTCAGCCTATTCTTCGCAGAACCAAGTCCTACCGGACGCCGTAGGTTCTTCTCCCGAATTGTCGAAATCGACACTGGAGCCCACCAACCGAACGGTCAACAGCGTCAACCAAGCGTTCTCGGTGTGCGAGACGATGGTTTCCGACTGGAAGAAGGGCATTTTGTTTGCCGCGCGCATCACCGCCAAGATTAACGGAGAGAAGCCGTACAACCAAAAGAAACTCAAGGACGCCGGCAAGGACTACAAGACCAACGTTTCAACCGGATTCTTGGCTACCGAGTGCGCGAGGGTTGTTCCTCGCCTGTTCATGCCCATCAAGACAGCCAAATACCTGACGGCTGCGTGTTTGCCGAACAACTGGCCCAATGCCTTGGAAAAGACCGAGTTCTTCCGCCAGACCGTAACTGAAACGATTCGTAGCTGGCCAAAGTTCAATTTCTATATTCGCGGCCTCGCCAGAGAGGTTGGCATCTATGGATTCGCGTCGAATGCATTCTTCGACAAGTACGACTGGAGGCCAAACCTGATGCGGGTGGACAAGGGCTTTGTGCCTCAGGGCACCGAAATCATGGACGAGCCCCAGTTCTTCATGGCCAAATATGACTACAGCCCGAATGAACTTTTGGACCTGCTCAAGACCTCCATCGACTCTGGCCGGTCTGAATGGATGAAGGAAAACGTGGTGAACGCCATTCAGGATGCGCTTCCGCCGCCGGTTGATGCGACTTATCCAAATGCTCGCGTGTACGAGGAGCTTATTCGTCAGGCGTCATGGTCCTACACCTACACGAAGGGTGCACGCAAGATTTCCACTTATCAACTTTTTGCGAAGGAAGCCACCGGCAAGGTAAGCCATTACATCCTGCTGGCTGGCGACCAGCCGATTGTCACCAAAGACAGCAAGCCAGATGGCAAGAAGGACTCTCGCCTGCTTTACGAATTTCTGGACAAATACCCGTCAATGGGTGATGCGGCCAACACCATGGTATTCGACTTTGGTGATGGCACCATCCACGGCTCTTGGGGCACTGGCCAGATTCTGTACGACCTAGCGGTTCATGTGGAGAAGATTCGTTGCGACGGCATGGATAACATGCGCATGAGCAACAAGATGAAGCTCACCGTGGCCGATGGCAAGAACGTCAACGACGTTAAGCTGTCCATCAACGACCAATGGATGCTGGTGTCTAGCGCCCAGTTCTCAGGCAATACAGCCGGTCTCACAACCGACATGGAGGGATATGAGTTGCTGGACCAGAAGCTGTCCCAACTTGCCCAGCAGAAGATTGGCGCGTTTGTTCCACCCATCCCGCTTCAGCCATCCGATGTCAAGGCCGCTCAGGTCAATGCCGCCATGGCAAAGGAACGCGAGCTTCAGGAGGCCCTGCTGGAGAATTGGCTTATCCAGTTTGCCGTTCTGGTCCGCGCTATGACGCGCCGCCTCTCAGACAACGAGAGCCCGGATGCCGTGGCCAAGAAGTTCCAAGAAAAGCTACTCACGCGCCTAACCCGCGAGGAGATAAACATGCTGGCCACCGAGTTCCCGATTCAGTCTGTCATGGACTTCACTGAATATCGCGCCCAGCAGAAGGCCGCTTTCTGCGCTTCCATCGCCAAAGACCCGCGTTTCCGTCAGGACATCGCCGCCCGCCACATGGCCGGTGGGGTCGGGGATGCAAGGTTTGTTGATGAAATCATCGTCCCGGAGGGTGATAACTCAATGCAACTTGCAGCTCAACGCCAACAGCAGCTTGAAAACGCCGCCATGGTCATTGGTCAGGACGTTCCAATCCTGCCTCAGGACATGGATTGGGTCCACATGACCACGCTAAAGCCCAGCCTGTCCCAGACCATCCAGTCCGGGAATGCCCAGCTTGCCGAAATCGGCCTGCGTCACTATGCCGCGCATTATGCGCAAGCTGTTGACAAGAAGGAGATTCCGCCCGAGCAAATCAACCCGGAAAAGTCTTGGATTGCCGCCGCAGAAAAGACCATTGCCGCGCTGGCCGAGCAGGCGCAAATCCAGCAAGCCACCAAACAGGCCCAAGAGCAGTCGGCAAAGCAGGCCCAAGAAATCGTTGGTCAGGAGCAGAATCAGCTTGCGCCGGCGCAATAATTGATTCTGGTTGACATATGCCTGAACTTACCGAAATTAAAAAGGTTACCGTCCTAGCGTTGAGGCGGTTCCTTCTCTCCGAGCCCGGGATTGAGGTCCAGCTTGTTCTTCGCGAACAATGTCCATCCATCCCCGGCAATGGAGACGCCCATAACATCATCTTTGCCGCTGGACGAGCCGAGGGTTGGAAGCTTTGCATTGCCGCAATGCACAACCTTATCGCCGTAGAGAGGGTCAAGACTGAAAACCTAGAGAACGCTTAATACAATACGAATATGCACGACGAAATCAAGCCAACAGATGTTGAGGTCTCCAAAGACCCCTCAGGTCCCGTAATTACGACCAAGAACGAATCCACGGAGGTTCTCGATGCCAACGGTCGTCCCCTTGGCGGCGAAACGCCGTTGAGCAAAATCTTCGATAAGATTGCGGATGGCACTGACGCCAAAACCGCCGTAAAGGAGGTAATGCGCAAGCCGGTTGTCGTGGTTGACGAGCAGGCTCAAAAAGAGACCAAGCCCCCCACGGTTGAGGACGAGGGCAATAAGCGCCCGCTGTTCGATGAACAGAAGGAAGATGTTGTGGTTGAAAAGAAGGTCGAGGCGAAGGCCCCCGAGCCCAAGGTTGAGGCCAAGCCCGAAGATGAAGTTTCGGAGTCTGACCTTCAGGTTCTCCCGCACGACAAGCCGAAGACCGCCCAGCGCATTTCCGCTCTTCTAAAGAAGTCTTCTTTGGCCCAAGAAATGGCCGAGAACACCAAGAAAGAGCTGGAGATTAAGGCCAATCGCCTTTCCGAGCTGGAAGAGGAGCTGAACAAGGTCAAGTCGGTTGACCCTCTTACAGACGAAAAGGTCAAGGGCCATCTTGAAGAACTTGCCATGTATCGTCGCCGCTACGACTTGGAGAATAGCGATGATGTCAAGCAGAAGTTTGATGGTCGTGTTACCGGGGCAGAAGAGGCCATTCAAAGCACCCTCGCCAGTCGCGGGGCACCAGAGTCCCTTATTGCCGAAATCAAGGCCGAGGGCGGGTGGCTGAAGTTCATAGACAGCAATCGCGTGATTTCCCTCGCCAGCGGCAAGGAAATGCCAGCCTCTGAGCTAGCCGAGGCCATCAAGCAGAACCTCCCCCATTCCGAGCGCCGCAAGATTGAGGCCCTTGAACTGGAGCAGGTTCAAGCCCAGCGAGACAAGCAGACGTATTTCCAAGAGGAAACAAAGAAAGCCAAGGATTATTTTGCCACCAAGGAGAACCAGACACGCGAACAGGCTTTGGCGCAGAAGAAGCAGTTCGATGATGCCGTTAAGGTCGTTGCCGAGTGGCGCACAAAATTCCGAGAAGAGAACCAATGGCTTAAGGAGCAGGAGGTTCCGGCCAACGCGACAGCCGAACAGAAGGCGGCGCTTGAGGACCACAACACGCACGCTAAGCAGCTTAATTCCTTGATGGAAAGGCACCTACAGGCCAAGGACATCAACCAGATGCTTGAGGTTCTGGTGGACTCCATCAAGTACCATCAGGAGCGCCGAAACCTTGCCAAGGCCTTGGCTGATAACAAGAAGCTGCAAGACTCACTGAAGGCAAAACAGGACGAGTTAGACAAGTTCAAGAAAGCCGGTTCGTCTGTCAGAAGCTCCGGCAGCCTGTTCTCCAGCGGAACCCGATCCGAGTCTTCAACAGAAAAGAAGGCCCCGCCCAGCCTTGAGGACGCTTTTGCCGCCCTTGAGCAGGGTAAATCTCTCGATTCCTAATGTCGCACGAACCGCTTCCAATCGACGCAGAGGCCCAGAGCCTCTCGTCGGAAGCCACGATTACCATGTGGCAGGGCCGAAAGGTCTTCTTGATGCATCCGGTTTATCGGTCTTTTAATGCCAAGACCCACTTCACGATGTTCGCGTGCTACAAGGACTATGGGCCGGAAAGAATCGGCATCATAGAACCGGTTGAAGGAACCGTCATTCACGAGGCCCGCAATATCCTTGTGGACCGGGCCATGAACAATCTTGAAGCCGAGACGTTCATCATGATTGATGACGACATGGTTCTTCCGTGTGGCAGCGAGGCCTATTTTAATGGCAGGCTTCGGGCCGGTGTTAGCCCGGAATCGGCGCGGTTCAATGCCATATCACGCATCATGAGCCATGGCCGCGACAAGGAAATCGTATCTGCGCTTTATTTCGGCAGGCACGAGTTTGGTCTGGCACAATGCGAGTGGGGTTTTAATTCCGAGAACAGGCAGCATAATATAGACTTCCGCTCTGGCCGTCATCGCGGGCTAATTCCAATGCCGTGGGTTGCGACGGGATTCATGAAGATTGAACGTACAGCCATCGAAAAGCTCAAGAAGGCCATTGACGAGGGGGAGTTCCCGGAGTGCAAACCAAAGCCGGGACAGGGGTGGTATGGATATTTCGCGCCGGTATCAACCGGCATTGGCGAAGATGTTAGTTTCGGCTTGCGAATGCAGAAGATTGGTGTTCAGTCATACCTAGACGCTTCGCTGGTTTGCCTTCATGCCGACGGCAACACGATGTACGGGCCACGTAATACGCGCAATCCAGACAAATAATATGAGTATTCGAGAAATCAAGCCAAGGAAAAATCGGTTCGGAACCATCATTTCCTATTTCGTGGACGGAGTGAACACTCCTGACGATGCAGCCAACCTTGGGTCTATTGGTGCATTTTCTGCATTTGTTGCCATTCATACTCTAGGAAATCCGCCTCAGCCAAACGTTGACGGCGTGACATACATTACCCATCGGGTTGGCCCAAGGCTCAAAAGCGCCATTGGTCACTACATATCCCAGATTCGTGGTGAACAGCTCATTGCGTTCGTCAATCCATCAACCAGACTGATTGAGGACGCCACCAGAATCTATCAGTATGCCGACTCCTACCGAATGGAACGAGCATTCGGGTTCTTTGCCGGAAACCCCGAGAATCCCACTGTTGTTGGGTTTTCAGCCGCCATCATGCCGCACCTGTTTCATGCCGTTCCAGAACAGATGGATGTCGGCGGAGAATGGCTTAAGTGGATGCACAAGTGGGCACCAAGAGCCATGATGCCCCATAGATACTTCGATGCCAATGGACTCATTGCCGTTGCGGACGTTGAGGTCAAGCCAGCCGAGTCATATGAGATTGTGTCAGAACCTATCGTTGTGCCCGAAAAGGCACAGGAGTCGGTTCTGGTTGAGAAAAGGAAGGCTGGACGCCCAAAGAAAAAGGCGAAATAATGCTACTACTTAACATCCAGTTCTGGTCTGGAGACAGGAAGCAGGCCATGGAGCTTGCCCGCTTCATGGCCGACCTTGAGCCGGCCATGCGCCATGACGCATGCGTGCTGTTCTCTGCTAGGTTCGATTGCAAGCACGACGAGGACACGATGAAGTATGTGGCCCAGAAATTCAGGGTATTCAAGTTTACCGGAAAGCGAAAGCATACAGGATGGCCCGCCGGCCCAAACCAGCTCATGGGAGAGTCGTATGAGTTTGTCATTGAGGCGCTTAGGTTCAAAAAGCTCCCGCCAGAAGTCGATGCGGTGATGTTCATTGAGGCCGACTGTGTTCCGCTGTCCAAGGACTGGATTACCAAGTTGTACGCAGAGTACAGGTCCTCCGGGAGGTTGGTGGGCGGTGCTTGGCTCAAGAAGGACGATGCCGGAATAGAGCATATAAATGGCAACTGCATCATCTCCACTAGGTTCTGGGAGCATTGTCCGCAAATATTCTGGCCACCCAATCAAGGCGGCTGGGACGCCCTTTTGGCGGGAAGCATCCTTCCGCACGCCTATCCGTCGCGCTTTATCTGGTCGGACTATCAGCTCGGTCAGGAGCATAACCCTTGGCGCGGATGCGATTACCTATGGGCCGCAAAGCGCTATGGAGCCAAGGATAACGTCTTTTATGGTCAGGACCTATACCCGGTATGGTTTCATGGAATCAAGGTCGCCAGTGGCCTTAAATGCGCAAGGGCGAGGCTTCTGAACAAATAACCCAATGCCCAACATCAAGATTCTTCCTAACGGGGTAATGGTCGTTGCCGACGACACCCATATCTCGAAGTGGGTCGAGCAGGCCAACGACATCGAGATAGCAAGGGCCTTCATATCCCAATTTTCGAGCCACATCCGGCCCGGTTCGACCGTCATTGACATCGGGGCCTGTATTGGCGACCACACCGCAACCTACTCAAATCTCGTTGGCCCAACCGGAAGGGTTGTGGCACTTGAATGCGGCGGTGACTCGTTTGCCTGTTTGGCCCACAACATGGAGCGTCACCCAAATGTTGTGGCCCTCAAGCTGGCTGTTGGCTCGGCCACCGGCAGGGGTGATTTCATCAGAAGCCCTAACATTGGGGCGTCACACCTTCACGCAAGCAAGAGCGGTTCCGTTCAGATTGTGTCACTCGACGCCTTGGTCAAGTTGCTTGAACTCAAGCCAGGCTTCATCAAGATTGATGCCGAGGGCTGGGAGCACATGATTCTGTGCGGAGCGTCAGCAACCCTAGCGGCATTTAAGCCGCATATGGTTCTGGAAATCAATCATGGTGCGCTACTTAGGTCTGGGTCCAGCCGTCAAGCGGTGTTCCAAAAACTGGACGAATTGGGCTATGCTTGGTCCATCATTGGGCGCGATGGCATCAACGACCCGCAGTACGACATCCTTGCCTATCCCAAGACTTGAAGACATCAATTTTCATCAGGACGTACCCCAAGGACTTTCCGTGGCTCATTCCATGCCTTCGCTCTATCGAGAAGTATTGCACCGGATTCCACGAGATAGTTGTCCACGTTGACCCGGAGCACGTCAATTCATTGGGCTCTGGGGTGCCAAGCAACGTGCGCATCGTAACGTCCCCTGTCATGCACCACAATGGGTACATCAACCAGCAGATTGCGAAGGTTCTCGCGTGGCAATGGTGCACCGGGGACATAATCTGCTTTCACGACTCGGATTGCCTGTTTAATCGGCCAAACACCCCGGACGACCTGATGCGGGAAGGAAGACCGATGATGATTATCACTCCATATGGTCTTGTGGGAGACGCAATTATGTGGAAGGCCCCAACAGAGGCATGCCTACAATCTCGCGTTGAGTACGAGTTCATGCGTAGATTTCCCCTAACATACCACAAGTCAACACTTTGCGACTTCGGAAAGTGGTTTGAGCAGACCGGTCGGGGCAAGATTGAGAACCATATTGCCCGTCAATCCATTTTCTCTGAGTTCAACGCCATTGGGGCATACGCTTTCGCCTATGAGCGCGGGAAGTATACTTGGGTGAATTCTGTCACCGACCCGTTGCCCACACCCCACGTTCGCCAGTTTTGGAGCCACGGTGGAATAGCGTCCAATCTTCCAGAGATAAACGCTATTTTGAATAAAAGCGCAGAAAGTGCTTGACTTGCTCAAGACTTTCTGAGAGAAGCACTACGCCCTCAAAGAAACCAGAAGTATAGAGGGCCTCGCTTCTGGGGACGAAGGCGTAAGGTCCGCTCGCCGACGGAATCAAGTGAATAGGTAGCCGCAAGGCCACCCGGTTCGTTTCATTCATTCGGTGACGGAGTTGTAGAAATACGATGAAGTCACCTTTCAAAAACTTCAACGTAAAATACTACAATGCCTCTTCCTGCTGAATGCACACTCACTCCCAGCGACTACTCTTCGGGTATCGCTTCTCAGGTCTCGATTCTTCGAGCCGAAGCCGTGCGATACATCGCACTTAACGACCCCTACGCCAACGTTGTCGAGGGCGGAACCACACCCAATCACATGGGTGAGACTATTCGCACCTTGGTTACGAATCGCCAGGTCACAAACCAGAGCCTTACCAACCCTACTTTCAATCCCACGATTGATGCTTGCGGTACTGTTGGCGCCAAGTCCGAGTTTGGCCAGACTGTGTTTACCACACAGCTTGAGACCCTTCGTGGTCAGGGTCCCACTATCTGCTTGAATCAGTCCCGCTACGCGGTGCTTGATTCCTATCGGATTGCTGAGCAGAACCTCAAGGACGCCATCAAGGCCCTCAATTCGGCGGACATCCGTTCCCAGCTCCTGATTAACTCGGGCGTGAAGGCGGTGCTCTACTCCAATGCGACGAACCTTGGTCAAATCCTCTCGGGTGGCTATAATCAGGTTGCCGTGAACTTCCTTGGCGGTCTCCCGACCTCCTCGGTCAGTCACAAGTTCCTGGTTGCCCTGAGCAACTACATGCGCGACAACCTGTCCCCGGAATACTTCGGTGACGGTGCCGGTCAGTTTGTAGTGTTCATCAGCTCCTCGGACCAGACCGAAGTCCTCCGCAACGAGGCCGGTATCAAGCAGGAACTGCTCGCGTTTGTCACGGGTAACGACAAGGGTGTGGGTGATGCGCTCAAGCGCTACGCCTTCATCGACTATCCATACCGTGGCATTAAGCTGGCCATTGACCAACAGCCCCTTCGCTTCGATGTGGTTGACGGCAACGGCTTTCCGGTGCTCATTGAGCCCCTCGTTCGCACGGTGACCGACTACGGTGTCGAGAATGCCACTAATGCGTCTTGGGTCAACGCGCTGTATGAGGTCGGTTTCCTTGTCTCCAAGGGCACCTTCCGTCGGCTCGTTCCGGAGCGGTTTGTTGGCGAAGGTTCCTTCAAGTTCGACCCGCAGTTTGTCATGGGCGAGCTTGGTTGGCACTATGTCGAGGACAACACCTGTAACGTTTGGGGTGACTTCGGGTTCCACAAGTATCAGTTCGTCCGGGCCTTCCAGCCGCGTCGTCCGCATGCTGTGATTCCCGTGCTCTACAAGCGTTGCGCGGTTGACCTTGGTCTCGGTGCCTGCACCGGCATCACCAGCCTGACGCTCTAAGCTGAGTTCTCTTCGAGCCCTCCCTTACCGGAGGGCTTTTTAGAGGACTTTGCTTCTCAATAATCGCCCTCGACATCAACGTCTTGGGTGATTATTCATTCCTAAGTCCATACCTATAATGGCCCTTGACCTCTACACGAACAACGAAAGGGAGTTCATTTACGAGGCCTGCGATAGGCTTTGCGTACTAGCTGGTACAGAAAGGCCGGTCAGCTCCGACCCAATATGGATGGTCGAGAAGAAGGGCCTTCAGGCTGTTGTTGCTTTTAGTCCGTCTTCTGGAAGCGTGACCTCGGTTGGCCTTGCCGCACCGAGCATGTTCTCAGTGTCTGGTTCGCCCGTGACAGGAAGCGGTACGCTTACTCTGACTTTGGCGAGCCAAGCACCCCATGCCGTTTTGATTGGCCCAACATCTGGGCCTAATGCGCAGCCAACGTTTCGCAGCCTTGTTGCATCTGACCTGCCGTCGCTGCCATACCTATCATCCACCTTGGGTTCCGCCCACCTGTTTGTGGGGAATGCCGGCAATGTGGCAACGGATGTGGCGGCTTCTGGCGATGTGACGCTGGCAAACACCGGGGCGTTTACAGTTAGAGGCATCAACGGAACCCTGCTCTCCGGACTTAGTACCGGACTCTTAAAGAATACAACCGCAACAGGAATTCCGTCCATAGCGGTTCCAGCGGTGGATTACGTGGCTCCATCCGCCTATGCCTCTGCCAACGGCTTGACGATGAATACCGCCCGCCTGCTCGGGCGTACCACGGCCCTGAGCGGTGATGCCGAGGAGATTTCGGTTGGGTCCGGCCTTACCCTGAGCGCAGGGACGCTGATGGGAACGGGTGGCACGGTAACGGCGGTATCCATTGCAACCGCCAACGGGTTTGCTGGTTCATCTTCCGGTGGTGCGACCCCAATTCTGACTATCACCACAACCATTACCGGCATGTTGAAGGGGGACGGAACCTCCATTTCTGCTGCCATTTCCGGAACCGATTATCTCACCCCGGCCCAAGTCCTGTCCCGCGTTTTCTGCAACTGCTAACCAACTCTCGCCATGATTATTCTAGCCAACACCACCGACAGCCTTGAAGTAGTTCTGGGCGGAGCCATCACCACTAACCAATTGCGGGTCATGGGTTCTTGGCGCGACATCACGACCACAGCCTTCTCGCCAGACCGTACAGTCATCCTGACAAACGACGCAACCCCGGTTAGCGCGGTTGGCTCCCCTGCGGTCTCAGCGCAGCGCGTGGTTGACCTGCTAAACGTCTATAACTCTGATACGGTGGCGCAGACGGTCACCATCCAGTTCAACGACAACGGAACCCGTTACACGCTATGGAGCGCCTCTTTGGCGACTGGCGAGTCGGTGCAGTATGTGGATGGAATTGGCTGGAGCAAACTAGGGGCTACTGGGGCAGTCACAACGTCTGGCGTTTCTTCAATTGCCGGGACAGCAAATCGCATTACGGCATCAGCAGCAGTTGGCCCGGTAACGCTGGATATTTCGGCTGCTTATATTGGGCAGGCCAGCATCACCACCGTCGGCGCACTCAACGCTGGCAGCATCACCTCGGGCTTTGGCAGCATCGACGTGGGGGCGGACAGCATCACGGGTGGGGCGATTTCGGGCACGACGGGGACGTTCAGCGGGACCGTCACGACCACCGGAGCAAACAGCACGGTCAACATCAACCCGACATCAGGCGGTTACGGCACGCTCGGCTTTCAGGACGGCAGCACGAACAAGTTCCAAATCTACAAGAGCGACACCAACGAGTTCAACATCTACAACAACGCGGCGGCGGCTGCAATTATGACTGTCCCTGCGTCCAACGCGACCGCGACTTTCACGCCTCGCATTGTGGCATCGGGCGGCATGGACGGCATCATCGGCGCAACCACCCCGGCGGCGGGCAGCTTCACGACGCTGGCGGCGAGCGGGGGCGTCTCGTCAGTGCGCACAGGTGGAGGCGAAACCTACGGGAATACATCCACCACTACAGCCGGAGTATACCAC